ATCTTTTACTGGTGCTACAGGTGAAATTACTGTAGATACCGATAAGGATTGTCTAATTGTTCATGACGGTTCAACAGCAGGTGGTCATGAGATTCCAGGTTACACACTCTATGCTGATTTATTAAATGGTCAAGCAGATGGTGTTGGTAACATTGGTTCATCATCTACAGGCTTTAACACAGTTCATGCTAAATCAACATCGGCACAGTATGCTGACGTTGCAGAAAAGTACTCTACAGATGCTATCTACGAAGCAGGTACAGTGGTTGTTATCGGCGGAGATGCTGAAGCAACACAGTCAACACAGGCAAAAGATCATAAAGTTTTAGGTATTATATCTACAGAACCTGCTGTCAAAATGAATCAATCAACAGAAGGTCAAGACGTTGCTCTACTAGGTCGAGTACCATGTAAAGTAGTTGGTCAAATCAACAGAGGCGACTTACTAGTAACATCAGCAACACCAGGTCATGCTGAATCATGGGATGGCGAATATGCTCCTGGTTCTATTGTTGGTAAAGCACTTGAAGCAAAAGACACAGACGACGCAGGAGTTATTGAAGTAGCCGTAGGAAGATTCTAAAATGGCTATGCAAGAAATTTACCGTAAAGATTATGACGGTGAATATGTCGTTCTAAACACAAAAATCCAAAACGGCAAACGAGTCACTGAAAAAGAATGGGTTGATAATCCAATTGAAAACCAGCACATCTCAGGAAGAGCCGCAGTTATTGCTAGTGGCGAATCAAGACTATCATATGATGTTAAAAAACTAGAACGTCATCGTGGTGGTCTACTAGGTCGTAAAAAACTTCAAACATATGGTACAGGTGAACTGCACAAAGAAATGCAGTTAGACTTTTTTGTTACATTTGACGAGCGTAAACTAACAGAATCAATCGAATCAGGATATACAGAACGTGCTACAGTATACACATCAGCAAAGAATTGTTTATTACATCCAGGAGAGTTTTTCCTAGTTCCACAATCAATGCGTGGACGTACAGCCACAGTGGCGGCATGGTTAGCCTGCTTTGATGGACACAAAGAAATCTTTTTACTAGGGTTTGATGGGCAACACTGCGAAGGATACAACAATAATATCTACGTTCCAGATGACGCAGAAGATAAGCACAGAACTATCGAAGATCATAAAATACGTCAACAGATGCATGAACTAATGACTACATATCCAGGAGTTGACTTCTATCTTGTAAACAATGGTGAAGCAGTCTACGAAGAATGGCGCAACTGTCCAAACTTTCAACTTATGACATATCCACAATGGGTTAGTTACTGCGACGTTCAATAATAGCCAAACTAGATAAATAGTAGTATGGCACTAACACTATCATCATCAAATCCAGATCAGTCAGCATTGACTAGACCTAACGATCCTAGAGATCCAAATGGTATTGCTCATGCAACTAATACTAGTACTCCTGCAGACACAAAAGCAGATAGAGCTACTACTAAGTTAGCCTATGCGGCCTGGCTAGCAGATTGGAAAACTAATTCAGCAGGAGATTCGGCTTACGAAGAAACATTTCCAGTAGCAGGCTCTGGCATAACGTATTCAGGAGACTAGTAGATGGCGGCTCCACGTAAGAATTTTGAACATGGAATGTTAGTAAGTCAAGGTGTACTTGACGGACAAACCTATGTTCATAAGTTTGGTGCTACTCCTCAGATGTCTATTAACCAAACAGGAAGTCTCTGGGACGTTAATGATACACTATATCCTTGGACAGCATTAGACACACCAGCAGTGGTAAACGTAGAACGCAACAATGCCAGTGACAATGGTCTAGTAGTCACAGTACAAGGACTAGATAGTGACTGGAACACACAAGAAGAAGAAATCACAATATCAGGTGCAGACCAAACGGGTACTAAATTATTTCGTAGAGTAAACAGAGCATTTGTTACATCATCATCAGCCACATCTAACGTGGGTGACATTGACATCGAAGCAGGCGCCGCGGGTGGTACTACTGTTGCTCGTATCGGTGCTACAAACGGACAAACACTGATGAGTGTTTATACTATACCAGCAGGCTACACAGGCTACTTACACAAAGGCGTAGCCAGTATTCAATCGGGTGGTGATGCCACAGGCTACATGTATGCTAGATATAATACAGTAGGTACAACTTTTCGTGTAGCACACACATTTGAAGTTGTTGGTACAGGTGGGCAGTACATACATGAATTTCCATTTCCGCCAGCACTACCAGAAAAAACAGATATTGATGTTAGAGCAACTGTGCGTAGTAACAACTCACGTATAACAGCCGCATTTGATATACTTCTTATTGAAAACGATCCTAACAGTTAAGTTAAACTAGATTCAATAGTTTTAACTTTACTCTGAATTTCATCAACATTAATAGTAGCAAAGAAACCCGGATGTAATGGTCGGGGTATTTCTCCTGAGTCTATCCAGGTATAACCATAATGTTCATTGTTTAGGGTAGGAATAAATTCTTTTTCTAATAAGCCAAAGAATGTATGATAGACAAACTTGTTGTCTGGTGATGTAAAATGTTCTATAGGAATAAGTTTAACAACATTGGGATAACTACCAAGCTCTTCTTGACACTCACGTTGAATAGCATCTAATAGACTTTCATCCCGCTCTACTTTGCCACCAGGAAGTCCCCAAGTACCAGGATGTTTAGGATCATTTCTTAATAGATAAAGGTATCTGTTTGTTGATTTACTGTAAAGCCAAATGCCTACAGCATTTATAGTACTAGACTCCATTCGCCGCCTTCGTATAAACCTTGATAACTCTTAGTCCATGCAGTGCCATCCCATTTATACTGAATACTTGTTGTTAAATTACTTACATATTGTTTAGTGTCGTTAGCACTGGCGTCGAAAGAAACTGTCCAATTAGAACCATCATATTCAATGATGTCGTTAGCAGAAGCAACTAGGCTACCCCACGCATCTGCAGGATCTGTGTTGTCGGCATTACCTATAGCGTCTAATAATAGATAACGTTGACCTGTAGCGGCCGCGGCTAAGCCTGCACCCGGGCCACTGGCTAGTGGATCAATTACTGCTGTTACTGCTGTTAGTGTGTTGGTTGGCACAGTATCTTCATCAACAGTGAATAATAAAACACTGTCGTCGCTTGGATGAAGGGCAACGGTTCCTACGACTTCAGATGAGGTACCTGGAATAGTTAATCTAATTTGAGTAATACCTGAACGTAGTTCACCGTATACATCAATTAAACTTGGCCAATCAATAGTTGATGTTTGTGTTTCTGCAGGATCAAGTGTACCTTCGTTTAGTTCAACTTGATTGTGTCTTAACAGTTGAAGTTGATTACCTACTAATACAACTTGATAGCCAAAAGGTGTAATCTTTTGTCTAGTGCCTAACAGTAAGTCGTCATTTAATAATGCGTCATTGGCATCACCGTTTGCATCAAACACGGATCCAATAATTTTATGAATAACACCCATTTTAGTAACTCTTGCTGGAGGTGTAATCCATATAGGTAAACTAAAAGTTAATGTAGTAATATCGATGTTTGCTTCTGTACCTTGTGGTATTGAGCGTGAACTCCAGTTAGTACCAGTTAGTTCTACTACTGATAATGAAGTCCAATCAATATAGTTGTCTGTTGACTGTATTTCTAAACTTGGATTAAACAGAGTTAGAATTTGTTCTAACACTTGTAGTTTCATTGTTGTATTTGTAGTCCATATATCTAAGTTAATAGTTAGGTTATATGGTACCGGCATTAAACGTTCTACAGTAAACGCATTACCTTGTGTTTGTTCGTATGTCTGTGTCGTATCATCCCAAGATCTTTGTCTAAATGTTTTCTTATCTACAAAAGTTGGATCCTGCATTCTATCTCTAGCATAGTCTAAACTTGTAATATAGAATGTCATTAACGGCGAATTAGGCATTTTGTTTGCTGAGTTGTCAGCCATAATAACTGAAGCCTGTTTACTAGCATCACCATAACGAACAGGTATACGAGTATATGTAGGAGCACCACTTGAATCTCTACCATACTCTACTTGGAAGTTACTAAAGATTCTTGTAAACTGTAGTAAGAATCTTCTTATCTGTTCGTCATAAAAGAATTGTTGTAAAGCCATTAATTATCCTTTGTAGGCTTGAGCAAGTCTGATAGTGATTGACGACTTGGTATAGTGCCTCTGTCTGTTGTTGTAATTGTTTCATCATTGTTAACAAATCCACTACGCTGTGTTTTGTTATCGCTACCTGGTGTAAGATCAGTTCTAACACCATCCTCAACTTTAACCCAACGCACACCGTCATAACGGAATAGTCTATTTGGGAAATAATCTAAACGTAGAGCATAATCTCCTTCGTCTGGATTACTTGGAAATGCTACACCTGATGTTACTGATTGTGCATTTGGCGGAACGTTATTTCCTGTTAAGTAGCCTACTAGGTAACCATCTGCTTTAGGTGCTTCGTTAATATTTGATTCATCGTTGTCGTCAGTAGGAACTACATAGAATCCTGAGTTATCATAACCACTCTGTGGTACTTCTGCTTCTGCTTGTTGTAATATTTGATCATTAATTTCTAAGTTTTTCTTCTTCTGACTTACAAAGTCTTCAATAGTACCAGCACCTGGATTGTCTGGATCCATTGGCTTATTAAGAATATCATTGTATTCTTGACTTGCTGTAAGTGGTGTTAATTTAACACGCCATAAGTGTGGTAGCCAAGTTTGTGAAAAACCTTCACTGGCAAATGCCGCATCTTGTACTACATAATATCTTGGTAGTGCTTTAGGTCCTGATGTGTCTAAAGGATGATAATCTTTTAAGTTAGGAAATTCAATAACATCACCAGCCATAAGTTTACGACCCAGTGTGTCAACCATATCATTGTAATGGAATGTTACAAATACTGTATCACCATTTAAGAATAAGCCAAACTGTGTAAGATCAAAGTCAATATCCTGTGCATTATATACACCACGCATGATGTAAACTGAGTCATCATACTCACGATCTCTATTTTCTAAGAATAAAACATCTTCAATAAACAACGGATTTGATTCGTCATAGACAGGCCTGGTAGCATCACCGTTGTCCCTGTCTGCTGAATCACCTACAGTTTTTGGTCCTAGATATTTGTGTACATACAAATCTAGCCCACCTACTGTGTACATTTCTCGGATAGTGTTATCTAAGAACTTGTAGTCATTGGTTTTATTGGGTCTGTATAAACTTAGTCTTGGCATTCATATTTCCTATTTTGTATTATTTATCGTCTTTGGGCACCTTGACAATAAATCCAAAAGATCATATAATAGTTGACAAGTAAAAATTTTCATATACACTGATTACATGGATAAAATACAATCATCATTAGATTGGCAACGGCTAAGAACACAAATAGAACAAAAAATACGCCATTTAGACTATAAAATTCAACAAGACTTATATATAATGTTAAAAAATACAGATTCAATGATAACTGAATTAAGTATAGAAGAAATTGAATGCCGTAGGCAACACAAACCAACTAACAAGTTTTTAAGGAAGTTAGAAGAAACAAACACTATGATAGCAGACATTAACAAAATGATTACAATGGGAGCATTACTTTGAATATAAAGCCAGCAAAGGTAGCATTAGAAGATAAAAAAGCCTACGGTGAAGAAAAAATGTTTGACGGTCAACCACCGGCTGATGACAGACGCATGGCACTGGCTTCTAGATGTAATTGGTATAACTATACCCAAGATAAAAAAACTGCTAAGAAGTGGTTAATAGAATGGCTTGAACTAAACAAGCACAAAGACATAGTCAAAGACTTTAGCAAGATCAAAGATTCCTGGATTCCAATATCCAGTGGATGGTATGCTAGGATGTCGTTGATTGGTCTAGAACTTACAGAACATGAAAAAGAACACATGGTCAATGCCTGTAAAGAAGCAATAGCTAATCATCAGAAGTCTGCCAGTGATGATGAGGAGATGGATAAAGATAAACCTAAACGTCCTAACATACAGGAAATTATGATTGCTAAAGCACACGAAGCTGGTGGCGAAATAGATGCTGTCTGGGACAAATACTGTGAGGGCGAAATGAGAGCTAGTGAGAAACCCGAAGGAATACAGAACATACTAGCCAATTACAACATACTAGCACAGCACGTTAGTCTAATTAAGACACATTGGGAAAGGCAACAAGCAGAGCTCAAGGATGCTGTCGCTGACGTAGACGCTGATTTAAGCGAAGGTTACGGTTGGGCGACTAAGACCCAGCAAAAGAACATGATCAACTACTGTGCGGCGATTATAGCAGAATTAGACGCATATCATCAG